ATCGAGATACCGGCGAGAAATCCGGGGTCCATCCTGGTCCCCATCTGTCGGGCCGCTTCGCGTCCCCAGGGGGAGTCAAGGTCTAGAACACCACGGGCGTGGATCTCATTTCCGATGCGTTCGATGTGGTTGACGCGCCCGACGTCTACGGTGTTGCCGTTGTCAACGCCGCCGTGCGCCCGTTCGTATTTCCAGCCGAGCGGAATCTCAAGTGACTCGGTCGCACCGAGTTCAGGCCACGTCAACGCTCCAGGTGCGTACTCCTGGTTGTCGTATGCGGGGGCGCCTTCAACAACGATCACGCCAGACCACGGTGCGACGTTCCGTGCCATCGGTGCAGCGCTCTCCGTTTCGGACGCGTACAGCGCCGCCATCTGCGCAAGCGCTTCGGCCTCGGTGCTGTGGCAACCTTCAACTTCGCCGTCTTCGATCTTGACCACAGCGAATTCACCGGCGTCGCAACCGGAGTTGCCCGTCTGAATCTCCCACGGCATGGGCTGCTCCTCTTCATATGCGGCTGCGTTCAGCGTGAGTACCGCGCCGTTGTCGTTCAAGTTCAGGTCATTAGGGTCAAATACCGCAAATGTCGCACATCGGCAGTTGATCACAAGATCGGCCGGACCGCTTGGGTCACCAGGGAACGCGAGCGAAGCGCCCCCGACCGTAAACGGCTCTGAGAACGCCACGGTCTGCCCGTCTGCTTCCCTGTGCTCCAAACGCGTACGAACGTCCCGGGTTGCAGCCCATTCCTTGCGCATGACGCCAGAAGGGATGCCATACGCCGATTCGAAGCGCTGCATGGTGCCCATGGCAACAGAATTTCGAGCGCCGTGGACTTCCGTTCTGGCGATCATCCGCGCGCGGCCTTCGGTGACGCCAACGGCGTCGCGTACACGCGCGGCGAGCTTCGGGATCGACTCGCCGAGTTCGGTACCTTCGACCAGGCCCGCACGCGCGTTGAACCACAGCGCATCGCCGATCGCGACAAGCCGGTTTCGCGCCTGCTGTAGATACAGCTCAGTGTCAAGCGCCTGGTCAACGAGCAGCGTGAGCGGGTTGCCAACGGCTTCGGCAAGATGCGCAACAGTGGAAACGCTCGCGTCCAGCATGTTCAGTCCGAGCGCTGGCGACAAATCGGCAGCCACGTAGGCGGCCCAGATCGTTACGATAGCGTCAAGTGCGGTTTGGTCCGCCTGTGCTAGCGCCTCTTCGATGTCCTCGGTGTTCATCACCTGGAGCATCGCGGCGGTAAGCCCGGCCATGACCAGCGCTTCGAACTCCTCAGAACTGAGTTCGAGTTCTTCCAGGGTTTGCAGCGGGACGGTAGCCATCACGCCTCACCCGGTTCGATCGCTGTCGTATCAGCGGGATCATCGCTTCCTGCGTCCGTCTCCGCACTTTCTGTCGGGTCGGGGTTGTCAGCGTCGGTACTGGTCGAAGCGGCTGCACCAGTGGCGCGGCTGCGCCGCTCCAGTAGTTCCGTCATCGCTTCGATCTCGTCCGGAGTCGGGGCGTCCGCCGCAGGGAAGCCCTTCTCACGTCGGTATGCCGTACCGGAGATTTCCATCCGGTCGTACGCTTCATCGGCTGCGGAAGACTTGTCGGGACGCTGCACAAGCTCGGACGGATCATACCAGATGACAATCCGGCCGCCGTTCGGCCCGATCAAGCCGTCGCCACCGGCGCGGAGCGTCGGGATGAGATACCCCTTCGTCAGTGCGTGGCAGATCATCTCCGCATCTGGAGCGATGTGCAGCTTGATGCCGGACTCTTCTACCTGCGCAGCGCCCCAGTGATTCATGCCGGAAACGCCTAGGAGCTGGTCTGAGGGCATATCGAGAGCGGTTGCAAGCCTACGGATCGCCGACTCACGGTGCGCGATCAGCTTGTCATCGATAGGGTTGGACAGGTCCAACGCCATCATGACATCGGAAAGCTTCGTCTCGGTGTTGTCGCCGAGGTCGACGCCGATCGGCAGTTTGAGCGCCGCTTCTGCGCTCATGGAGTCCTTGATCCCGCGTGAGGCGACTTCGACCAGGACTTGCGCGAACGGATCTTGTGAGTCTGCGCCGTTGGGGTTGGGCAGCTGAGGAAAACTCAGCTTGCCACGGTCGTACAAGAGAATGCCATTCGACGCCAAACGCGATACGGTCTCGGCAACGATGCGTTTGTTGATGAGGTCGAGTTCGGACATCGCCCCGATGGCGTGCGCGGCAACCGAGGAGGCGCGATACGAGTACCGCTCGTCGGGCCGCCAGAACCGAACTACCATCGTGTCGGTTCCGAGTGTCACCCACTCGCGCTGGCCTTCGCCGTACCTGAGCTGGTATGCGCCGTCTTTGCTGCGTAGCTCGTCGGCGGAGTACACCGCCCACAGCTCTTCACCGTACTCATCCTCGTGCCCGACAAGCCAGCCTTCCCCGGGAACACTGAAGTGAATCCCCATGAGCTTCATGAGCTGCGCTTGTCCGCCGATGCCGCCCGCGAGTCGGGCGACCGCTTCGGCGGCGGGACCTTCGGAAAGAACCAACGGCTCATCGCCACCGGGGATGTACTCGGCTGCAAGCAGGCGCACGCGCGAAAGAGCATTACTCTTCCAGTTCACTGCCGCGCTGAACTCTTCCAGCCGGTAGTAGTAGTCCCACAGCTGGTCCTGCACGGTGTTGTACTGGAGCGTCAAGCGTTTTGAGGGGGACAGCACGGACGCAGACGCCACGAGTGTAGAGCCGAACGCCGGTAGTCCCATGTCTGTCCTAATCCCCGTCGATGCGCCCCAGGAACCCGACCACGGTTGACATCGCCAACCACGTGAGTATCGGGTAATCGAGTCCGTACGCCAACGATAGTATCACTGTGAACACGCCTGACACCCAGAATCCAAGGCACCACGGACACGAGAGCAGATACGCCCACTTCGAGTTCCATTCTTCGTCAGGAACAGGCGCTGCGTGCTTGCTGTACCAGCGGCGCTCGAACCACCAGCGCAGCCGCTTGAAAATCGGCTCGGTGATCTTGTCGGAGGTGACTAGTCGTGTCACTCGGTATGCCGCGAGCGATGCCAGCGCGACTAGCCACCACTCAGGCATTATCAGATTCCACCTTCGACTTGACCGGCAGCGTCTTAAGCGACGCCAGCAGCAGGCCAGCGGCTGGAATGCCCGTAGCGAGAATTCCCTGCCAGAGCACAAGCTCTTTGCCGCCCATGTCCCTGTAAAACGCCACGGCAAGCAAGATCGCAAGGCCGAATGCGTACACAGTCGCACGTTTTCCGCTCATGATGGGCACTCCGTTTCAAGGTTCGTGACGTGTGACTTCACGTCGTCGACTTCGGATCGCATCGCCGTAACCTTCGTTTCGATGCCACGAATGGCGTTGTCAATGTTGTCTAGCCGCTCAGCGAGCCCCGGTCGCGCTTCCGCGTCCCCGTGGTATCGCTCCGGCCTGCCAGCCACGACATCGATTGCCGCAACTGTTCTTCGCAAGGGTCTCCACACCTTTCCCACAGTACCCGTCAGTAGCATGGCCCCGATGATTCCCGTTGCGGTCCATACCTCGGGGCTCAGCTCCGGGAGCACCTAAACCCCGAGAAGAGCGGACCAGGTCACGCGTCCAACGATGCCGTCTGAAGGCTTGGCGCGCTTCGACTGGAACGCCCGCACCTTCTTCTCTGTCTGCGGACCGAAAATCCCGTCAATGGTGGTCTTGTACCCGTTCGCCGTGAGCAGCCCCTGCAACCGGCGCACGTCGGTGCCCTTGCTTCCGCGCTTCAATGTCGGCATTCTGTCCCCCAGGTTGCTCGTGTTCGTCGCCGGTTTGCTCGGCTTGCTCGGTGTCTGCGGCACAGTAGGCTTCGACGTACCGAGATCCGCGATACCCCATCCGGCAGTGCTGTCGTAACCGCCCGTGCTGCGCCCATCCGGGCCGTTGCCCACCGACACGTGCACATGGTCGGCATGTGCGTTCCTGCCGCTGTACGCCTGTGCTTCGAATCCGTTCTTGCGCTGGTAGATCTTACGGCTGTAGATCACGTACCTGAGATTGGAATGCTTGTCGGTGATCAGGTGTTTCACGAACGACGCGAGGTCAAGGCCCTTGTTTCCCTTGACGTCGATAGCGCACACAACACCCTTTGACGTGGGGTTGTGGTCGGAATACCCCGCCTGGTGCGCCTGGTCCCCGATTGTCCAGACCGTTGTGCCGGGGTACTTGTTCTCGATTTCGTCTCGCAGGACATCGAGACTCTTTGCCAGTCGCCAGTTACCGGACATGGCTGTCACCTCTCGATTCTCTTGTAATCGCTGTGTCACTGATCGAATCACGGTAGCACAAACGAGAGCGCCGCTCTGTATTTTGGGCGCGCAAAAGCCCCATACCTTCAGGCGGTATGGGGCGACAAAAGTACGGTTTACGCTGCGAGTGCGTGCGTTTCCGCTTTCCGGATCGCGTCGAGCGCCAGACGAGAAGCGCGCATCTTCGCCACGGCGAGCGCTCCAGGGACAGCGGCGTACGTTCCGTACGCTACCCGGGAGAGGTCGGGCCGGTACGACACGTAGATTGTCGCTGACCAGTAGATGCGGCCTGCCAGCTCATACACCTGCGAATAGGTTCGCGCGGTCTTCTCATCGTTCGAGTAGTGACGCAGGTGGCGCGTCTTGACCTCGCCCGTCCAGGCGTTCGTCTCTTCGACCTTTTGCCAAGTCTTGGTGTTCATCCTCGGTCATACTCCTTGTGGTCATCGCACAGCGTGTAACCATCAGAAACGGTCACGCACCCGTAGAAAGAGCACACGTCGTAGTCGTAACACAGGTCTGCGTACACATCCCATGCCGCTTGGGCACACTGGTCATCGCTGTCGGAGTTGGTTCGATCAGCCGCAGCCTGAGCGCGTTTCGACTCGTTTTCTGCTGCGAGGAGCTTAGCCAGTTCTCGGTTGTTCATCTTTGTGTCCTTCCGTCGTTGCCTTTACCCTACACCACCCCAAGCCTGTACGCAACACCGGGGTCACACAAAATAATTTGAGAAATCTTGCTTGCAGGTCTTGACGACCGGCCACGGGAGGCGCACCATTGAGGGGTACCAAGACACACGATGCAAAGGACACGACGATGACTGCTCTCGACCTCCTCAACCAGGCCACCACCCACCGCAACCTGAGCCTGCGCCGTTCGCTCCGGGCTCGCGCGGCCGGTGACCTCGCCACCGTCGCCAAGTACGCCGCCCTCATGCGAGCCTGGGAGATGAAGGCCCGTACCTACGCCAACGCTGTGGGCACCCGCCTCGTGGCGATGGCCGACAACCCCGCCGCTCTCGTCCCCGAGATCTTCGTGTCGCGGCTGCCCCGATGACGATGACAACGATTCCTCCAGTCGGTAGCGACCACAAGGTGTTCACGCCGATCATCAAAGAGCGCGACGGATACCGCTGCACAAGCAATTGCGGCCGTACGCCGCCCCCGAAGATGCTGAAAGTCGTCCGGCGCGTCTGGTACAAGCCGGACAGCTATGACAATCTCGAAACGGTGTGCCAATGGTGCGCCCGAGCGCAGGACAGGGACTAGCCACCTGCTAAACTGGATATGCCGTCAGGTTACAGAGAGCGTCCGTTCCTCGGGGGAGCACGGGCGCTCTTTAGCGTGTCAGGCGTCCACCAAGCGGCGTCGGGATGGAGAACGGCAAGCCGTCGATCTGCGGGCCGCCGAAATGGCTGTAGGTTCCCGCCACCTGGTCGAGCTTCACGCCCGCGTACGCCTGCCTGGGGTCGTGCGCTTCCGCGCTTCCGGTGCCGTCATAGAACGCCAGGAGAAGCGCGTCCGCGATGTCGGGGGAGCGTCCGAGGCGTTCCCGGATATCGTCCTTGGCCTCGATCAGGATCTTTCCTGAGCTGTCGGCGATCTTGTATCTGGGCACCGTCAGCTCTGCAATGGCGTCGTTGTCGAGCGCAGCGAGCGACCACGCCTTATTGCGGGACAGCTCGCGGCCGTTCCAGTAAGCTTCGGCCCTGATGTTGGCGAAGCGCTTGGGCTGCGTCGACCGTGACGCGAAGTTGACACCCTGCACCTTGCACTTGCTCCCGCGTTCCTTGAGTACTTCACGCAAACGCCCTGAAACGCCCCAGCCCACGCCGATCACGTCAACACGTACCTTTTCGAGGTTCCATTCCTCGATTAGGTGAACTAGCTTGCCGACCGTCGCCATGGGATCGCGGTCGGCGAACGACTCGATACGCTTCACGGCGGAGCCTACGCGCTCGACCAGGACGGTGCGGTCCCCGCCGCCGCCTACGTCGATACCGCCGATGCGCACAGCATCGGGATCATCTTCGTACGCCTCATCGATGTAACGGCACTTGGCTGCGTCCTCTTCAGATATGACCCGCCAAGGGTCGATATCTCCCTTAGGGAACTCTCCGAGAACTTTGCTTTGGTATAGGGCACTATCAACACCCCAGGCAAGCGCGCGGTCATCTGCCCATGAACGAGAGATCAACCCATCCGCGACCTCTTGTGGCACCTCTTCGCCGGTTGCGGCTGGCGTGTCCCGGAATCCGATAACGATCTGATTCCACAGTGACGGGGAGTTACAGGCGTCTACAAATGGCCCCGTGGTTACATCTGGGTTGCCGATCGCAATCACCCTTGCGTGCTCGTTTGACGCAATTGACTCAGTTGCGTCCCAAAGGCTTTTAGGAACCCCCTGCGACTCGTCTAGGATGACTAGCACGTATCGTGCGTGAATGCCCTGAAACGCACCCTCTGAGTGCTCAGAGGGTTTACGTCCGATTCCGACTAGCTCTTCTCCTTGACCATCAGTGGTCGGCATGTGCCATTCTGTCTGATTGCACCTTCCGTGTAGACCTGCGGCGCGGTGAATGCGTCCAATGGTTCTCCAGAGAATTGCGCGCACCTGTGGTGCTGTGGGTGCAGTCGAGATCACGAATGCCTCACCGGGCGGGTGGGAATCAAGCCACCAGCAGGCGACCGTAGCGGCAATGAACGATTTCCCGGAACTGTGGCAGGCCCTGATGACGCTTCGCCTGTTGTCGCGAACCGACTCCATGACCTCAAGCTGTTTGGACCAGATGTGCATCTTGCCGCGCTCGCGCGCCCACCGTCCGGGGTCCGAAGCGTAATCGACTTTCTCCCTGGTCAGATCATCGAACGCATTCGTGATCGCCGCGCCAAGATCCAAGTTCATGTCCATGCCGTCAAGTATCGCACGCAAAAGCGCACCCCCGAAGGGGTGCGCTTGCGTACTGACAATCTAGCTTCACTTCGTGTCGATGACCTTGAACAGTTGTCGTGTGTCGTGTTGCGTGTCCCGGAACGACCGGCGAATGCTGTCACCTGGAACCCGGTACGTCTTGCGGCTGTAGGGCTTGCCCCACGGCTCGGTTTCCACCTCGCCCCGGAGCACCTTCGGGCTCGGGTCACCGTCGCCGGAGTTGGTGGCGGCGTAGAACGCTATCGCCGACCCGACGAACACCAT